CTGACCGTAGCCATAGGTCGACATGAACGCGTGGTACTGATGCATCGCCTCGTTCTCGGTTGCTTTGGTATGGACGTTGTTGTCCCAGTTGCCGTTTGCGGTGTGCTTTTTCTGTACGACAAAAAACATGGTTCTTTCCTCCTTTTAATTTCCCTTGCGGCCCAGCACGACATCCGCGGTCGTGCCGTTCGGCCCGCAGGATCCGGTGATGGTGAAATAGCCAGCGTAGCTCTTCCACGTCCACGGCCCGCAGATATTGCGCGGGTCTTCAAACGTACACGACAGCAGCACGGTGTCGGCCGTAATCGCGCTGTCCGTCCCGCTCGCCGGGATCCGCAGGATCTGCGCGTTCGACGCAACGTTGACGGTCTGCGACGGGTAGAACAGGATCTCCTTCGCCAGCGCGTTCGCCACGCCTGCGGACGTGATCAGATTGGTGATGCTGCTGCTGTCCGGTGCGCTGTCCACGGCCTTCGTCGTGACCGTGCTGCCGTTCCCGGCGAGGACGCCGTTCAGACTCGTCGCTGTGGCCGCGGTGATCTTGATCCGGCCCGTGTCCGTGTACCAGTTCCCCGTAAAATCCCCATCCCCGTCGCTGATGCGCGTGCAGATCGCCTTTTCTGCCATAATGACCTGCAGGACCTTGTCCCCGCTCCCGACGCGCAGCGTCATCATGTCGAACGGCGCGTCCGTCACCGGGCAGTGCCCCAGCGAGGCCGCGATCGTTTCTGTCGTGCATCGGTAGAGGCCCGGATCTGTATAGACGTCGAGGTCTCTGCCGCTCGGGATCGTGATCGGGTCGGCCCGGAGCGTTTCCCCGTCGCCCCACAAAATCCCATACAGCGTCGTTTCTGTGCTGCCGTCCAGCTCGTCCGCGTGCCACCGCGTGAAGGTCCCGTTGCTGTTTTTCCGCCGCGTGTAGACCTTCGATGATCCGAATATCATCTGGACCGGCCTGCTGTTCGAGTTGAGCGGAACGACAATCATCCCGAATCCCTCGTCATCGATCGGGCAGTTTTCCAGTGTGCCCGCCACTGCGCTTGTCTGGCATCGATAGATCCCGAACACCATCAGGCTGTCGAGATCTGTCCCCGACACGATTTCGATCGGCTTCCCTGAGAGGCTCGTCCCGTCCCCCTGCAGGATCCCCGTCAGGCTCGTCGCCGTCTCGTCGGTGAGATACGCGCTCCCCGCGGCGCTGACCTCGCTCCAGTGCGTGCCGTCCGTGCTCGTCTCCAGGATGTTGTTCGCGTTTTTGCGCAGATACTTCATCCGCGGATTGCCGCTCGGCAGCAGCACCTCGTTGCCGACGCCCGCCGCGATCAGCGCGTCGATCAGCCCGTTCAGATCGCCCTTGACGGCCTCCCGGATCAGCCGGTCGAACACCGCCTTGTTCTCCGCCGCGGTCCCGGTCAGCTGGTCCGGCGCCGCGACGACGCCCTTCGCGCTGATCTGATCGTCAGTGATCTTGTAGTCTGCCAGCGCCATCCTCTTTTTCCTCCTTCTCTTCGTTTTTCTCGCTCTGCGGGCATTTCGGGTTTCGGCAGGTCCATATTGCCTTCCCGTCCCGCACGCTCGACAGGCGCATCTCTATGCCGCAGCACGCGCACTTCATGCCATCGCCCCCATTCCGGTCTCGTCCGGCGGCGCGAGGCCGTTCCCGCCGGGCGCGATCATCCCGGCGTCTCCCGCCTCCGGCGGCATCACCGCTGCCTCCGCGGGCGGCGCCTCGAATTTCCGGCGCCACGCCTCGATGATCTTGTCCTTCTCCGGGATGTCCAGGATCTCCAGCTGCGCGGCGTACAGCTGCCAGTTGTCGCGGGTGATGTTGGCCTGCGTCAGTGTGCTCAGCGCCTGGAGCGTGGCCATCTTGCCCTTGGCCGCGCCCTCGCCGGCCGTGACGGTGACGTCGACGTCCGGATAGTAGGTCCACGCCTCCCGGACCATCTGATTCGTGACCTGGTCGTAGACCGCCGGCTGCAGTCTTGCATAGTTTTCGCTGTTGAAGAGCAGTGACTCCGGCGCCTCTCTCCCCTTCTCCTTGTTCGCGCCGAGGAAGAGGAGCCGGTCGTCGTCATAGAATTCCAGCGCCAGCCAGTCGAGGAGCTCATAGAGCCGCTCGAAGCCGGCCCGCCGGTCCGCCTTCTTGATGTCGGCCTGCTCGTTGCTGTCCTCGCGCAGCATCGCGAGGCCGGTCGCCGTCGTCTGCCTGGCGGTCTCCTTCCCCTGGGCGCTGTCCCAGTTGCGGTTCGCCGCCTCGATCCGCTCCTTCAGGTAGTTCAGAAGGATCGTCGCGTCCCCGGCCGACTGCAGCCCGCCGAGGCGCTGCACGCCGCCGAGCCGGTTCTGCTTCAGCATCCACACTTCGCCCGGCGCGTTCGTCGGTTCGTAGCCGTCTGCCATCGCGCCCTCCTCGCATAGGATGATGTCGTTCGAGGTCATGGCGTCGTTCAGCAGCGCCGAGGACAGCTTGCGGTCCTCCGCGTCCACCAGGTCGATGATCGGGAAGAGCTCGCTTTTGTTCCAGATGCAGTTCTCGTCCCGGATCCGCCAGTAGTGCACGAAGGGGAACAGTCTGCACTGCCGCCAGGTCGAGCGCCAGTACTGCGGGATCAGCTTCAGCTCGATGTCGCCGCACTGGATCGAGCAGCCGACCTCCCCGGCGTGCACACGCACGGTCTTCCCGTCGGTCGTCTCCGCCTCCCCGTCCGTCGGCCAGCGGAACCAGAACTCCAGGATCTGCACGGTGTCGGTCGTGTCGTCTACGGCGGTCGTGAGGTCGAAGACGCTCGTGATCGGCACATAGCTCGCGCTGTCCATCTCGTCCGCTTCCCGTCCGAGTTTTTTCAGACGCTCGCCGTAGAGCTGCCAGAAGCGCACCTTGTGGATCGTGTAGACGTAGGCCAGATATTGCCCGTCCTGGATGTCGCCGCTCCGGACGGACGGATCCGGGAAGATCTCCTCCGGGCTGACGTCGCTGATCCGGATGTCGCCTTCGTGGATCCCGCAGCGCATTTCTGGGTCCCAAAACGCCTTCCAGAACGCGTCCCCGAGCTTCAGCAGCCGGCGCTCGTTCTTGGTGTTCAGGTGGTCGAGCTTGTTCCGCTCCGTGATGTACTTCACGGCGAATTCCCGCTCCTTGGCCTTGACGCTGTCCATGTCGTCGTCCCGCCCGCGGAACTCCGGCTCCGGCACGACGGGGTCGATCTGGCTCTCCACCATGATCCACGGATCGGGGCAGACCGCCGGCGTCCACGGGAGATTGTGCTCGTCGGCGTAATCCTTCACCTCCGCGGTCACGTCGTGGATGAAGTTGTAGTAGTCGTTGTATATCTCCCACTCGCTCTCGCGGACGGTCCGCGCCATCTTCGCCTTGTCAAAGAGCGCCGGCACCGTCACGCATCGTGTCTCCGGCGTCGTGTAGTCGTAGCCGGAGATCAGGGATTTCCTTCTGTCTTTTCTCATTGCCTCACCTCTTGGCAAAGTTGCCGCGCACGTAGTGCTTCGTGATCGCGAAAACGCCGAAGCCCTCCCCCGCGACGCTGTTGCGGATCAGGATCTGCAGCCGCTTGTACTTCTTCACCTTCGTGTTGAAGAAGATCTCCCGCGGCCCGTCGTTGCTGTCGAACGTGAACCGCGAAAAGTCGATGTCGGTCCAGTCGAAGATGTCCACGGCCTCCGCCCGGACCTCCCGGTCCGAGGCGTCCCGGTCTGTGCGCAGGCAGATCCGCGCGCTGGAGCGCCGGTGCGGCTTCAGCGTCACCGCGCAGCCCCGCTTGATCATCGTTTTGAGGACGGTCGGATCCCCGTCGTCGTCCATGGGCGTCGACCATACGGCATCGATCCCGTCCTCATCGTCCGCATAGCGCGTCGCGCCCGGGATATCCGTGTTGAACCGGCAGATACGCCCGTCCTCCGTCCCGAAGAACAGCGTCTCCTCCGCGCCGTCCTTGCGGTTGAGCCACACCCGCGCCGGCACATGCTCCCAGTAATACCCCTCATAGACGAAGTCGCCCAGGCTCTCGCTGCGGTAGGTCCGGTTCTGCCGCCCATCGAGGACGTAGACGTGCCCGTTCGGGAAGGCCAGCAGATACATTCCCGCATAGCTCACCGCCTCCGCCGCCGTCAGTGTTTCGCCCGTCAGCTTCGCGTTGATGTAGTAGCTCCGGTTCTGCCCGCTGCGGTCTCCGGAGAGATAGCTCGCCGAGATCGCGTAGATCCCGGTCCCGCTGAGAAACAGCGGTTCGTCCAGCAGCGTCGCGAAGGACCCCGCCGACGTCGCGCCGACGCCGGTCAGCGTCTGCGCCAGGCGGAAGACGGCCTTCCCGTCGCCGTCCAGGCTCGCGCTGCGGAAGAACACGGTGCTGTCCTGCCCGTTGTCCGCCTTGACGATCGCCAGCCGGTCGCCGATGCGGCCGTAGCCCAGGATCGGGACTCCCTCGATTCCGACGTCGCTGTAGCTCAGGTCCGGAAAATAGGTCGGATCGTTGAGCCCGCTCATGAAATCCCGGTTCGGGCAGTCCGGGTTGCCGGAGATCACGACCCGGTCGTTGTTTCCGACGCCGTAGGTCGTGATGATCGTGCACTTGTCCACGATGTCGGCGTAGCCGCTCACTGTGGCCGGGAACTGGACGACCAGGCCGTCCGCGCTTCCTGCGGTCGGCGCCGCCGGCGCCGTCGTCAGCGTCACCGTCCCGTTCGTCCGGTTGACCGTGAAGGCGGTCGTTTCCTCGCCCCACACCCAGCAGCGCACCGTGCCGCTTCCGTCGATCGGCGCGCTGTCCAGCTGGAAGGTCTTCGTGCTCCCGTCGGTCTGGAACGCGTTTTTACGGAAGGGCGTCAGCATATTGACGTCCTCATACGGCGTTCCGCCGCCGCTCGGGTCCCGCGCGATCACCGTCGTCGGCACATAGGCGCTCTCGCCGAGCCCTGACGCTTTCTCGACAGTGTTTCCCCTGCAGCGCAGCAGCTCCCCGCCCGTCACGATCCAGAGCGCCCCCGCTATGCTGACGGCCCGGCTCTTGCCGTTATTGAGGCCGGTCATGCGCTGCACCGGCGCCGTGTCGGTCTCGTCCCAGGTGTAGAGCCGTGTCCCGGCGTGCGCGTAGTGATAGCGCGTCCCCTGATAGACCGCCGTGAACAGCCCGTTGATCTTCTGCGCCGTCCCGCTGACCTTGATCTCGTGCAGCGTCCGCCAGCCGCAGCGCTTCTCCGGCATGCCGCCGGCGTCCGACACCATGTTGGTGCACAGGGGGCTTCGGCTGGCGTCCACGAGCGCGGGATCGGTCGAGAAGTCCGCGCCGCGGAACCGCTCATACGTCGTCGCCTTGATCTTGTTGAGTTTTGAGGAGCTTGCCATGCCAGATTACCTCCCGCGAAACAGCACCTGCTGCATGCTGACGCCGCCGTCGTCGTCCGGCGTCAGCAGCTGCAGCGCCGCGAGCCACTCGTCGCGCAGCGCCGTGTAGTCCATGACCAGGTCGCTGATCAGCTGCTGCGCCGCGACGTAGAAGCAGCAGGCCTGCGCCGCGTCCTCCGCAACCTCAAAGACATAGCTCCCCTGCGTCTCCGGCCCGATCGTCGTCGGCCACGCCTGATACTCGATCGAGACGGCCGCCGGGTCCGTCTCCGGGATCACGATCTTCCCGGCCCGCCATGCGTAGCGCCGCGTCTTGACGCCGTCGCGGTAAACACAGACGAGCCGGCGGAAGTCCTCCGGCATCGCGTACTCCGTCCGGCCTTCCTCCCGCTCGATCGCGGCCGTCTTCCGGATCGGCTTCAGGCCGCTGACGAGCTTCTGCGCCGTGTCAAAGAAGTCCGCCATCTTGGCCTCGATGTCCGCGTCCGGGGTGATCACGCCGCCTGACGAGTATTCGTCCATGAGCATATAGACCTTGCGCTTGCCGTCGTCCAGCGTCATGTCTCCTCCTCCGCCGCCGGTTCGGGTTCCGGCGCGCCGCACCACTGGTCGTCTTCCTCGTCGTAGAAGAATTCTGCGTGCGTGTCGATCTCCTTGAATTTTGAGCCGTTCCCGCCCTTCAAGCCTGTCGGCTTGACGTCGGTGGATTTGCCGTAGTAGGTCGGCGGCTTGGTTGCCGGCACTGTGATCATATTGCTTCCTCCCTTCGTGTCCCTAATTACCGCAATCGCCTCTGCCGGTTTCCCGGCAGAGGCCTTGCTGTCTTGTGTGCGTCCGTCAGGACGGGTTGCTGAAGATGATCTGGCGCGCGTCGCCCCAGCCGCAGCCGAAGTCGGCGTAGGCGCTGTAGGCGTCCTTCCATGGGTTGTCCAGATCATGCTGCTTGACGGTCGGCCTCGTGATGTACACGAGCTTGACCATCTCCTTCATGAGCACCGGATCGCAGATCGCCCACTGCTTCTTCGTGAAGCCGTCCGCGCCGCCGCCGACCACCATGTACTGCAGGTCCGCGACCGGGTTGGCCGCGTTGGTGTTGTCGTCGGGGTTGCGCTGCGGGCGGTACTTCGCGTTCTCGCCGCAGATCTTCTTCGCGTCGGCCTCCAGCTCCGGGCTCACCAGCAGCAGGTTGTAGTCGGCCGCCAGCGGAAGGCCGTCCGGGGTGGTCATGCGGCCGCCCATGGCCTGCGCCGCAGTGATCGCGGAGACGCTCAGCGCGCTCGTGATCAGGTTGGAGAAGGTGCCGGCGTCGCTGTCCGCGACATAGGTGCGGCCGGTGCTGCCCTTGCTGGCGACCGGATGGTCGGTGGCCGCCCAGGGCTTCGCGTCGCCGCCCTTGTAGTCGCTGTTGTACGCCCGGCCGAACATGCGGAGAAGATGCAGATAGACGGTCATGGCCGCGCTGTTGCCCAGCAGCTTGCCGACGCGGGCGCACTCGCCGCTCTTGTCCACCTTTGCCTGCTTGTAGCCGATCGTCTCCGTCAGCTCGAACTCCTGCGGCGTGATGATCGTCTTGAAGCCGCGCTTCTTGGCCGCCTCGTTGAGGTTGTTGCCGTCGTAAGCCGGCATCTCGCCGTAGCCGCCGGAGCCCGTCAGCTCGTAATCGATCGACTTCGCGCTCGCGACGCCGACGATGCTGAGGAACTTGTTCAGGCGGTTGTTGTACGCATAATCAAATGCGCTGCCGACGAACTTGTAGTTGTCGGTCTTCCATGCGGTAAAGTCCATTTTGCTTCCCTCCTCTTAGTCTTCGACGCCGAGCGTGTGCAGCAGCGCCATCATGTTGATGCAGCTGCGCTCGATGTCGTGTCCGACGACCTTCAGCGGGATGCTGGCCGTCGCGGTCAGGACGAGCTTCGTCCTCCCGCTGTCCAGGTTGCCCTTCTTGAAGCCGATGGGCGGATACACCTCGTACTTGTCCCCGGCGTACGGGGTCCCGCCGCTGGCCTTCGTGAAGGTGCTGACGGTGCCGGTGGAGTTGTACGAATAGTCCGTGATCCGGTCCACCTTGCCGATGGGATCCGTGTTGGTGGATCCCTCCGCCTTGGCGATCAGCTTGATGTAACCTCCGTTGTAGTCGTCGTTCGAAAACGCCGCCAGCGTGCTGGCGGTCATGGTCGTGGCGCTGCCGCCCGTGGCCGCAACGACCGGGACCGGGCACTGGAAGATCAGGCTCGGATCGTCCCATACCATGATCTTCTTGCCGTTGGCGCGCGGATCGAGGGCGTCCGCGGAGCCGCCGTGGTTCTCCGCCGCGACGCCGAGGATCTGATTCGTGCCGTTCGCCGCCTGGGCCTCGACCTGGCCCTCGGTGAGCTTGACGACCTGGCCCATGCTGATCGCCGTCGCCGCCGCGATGTCATACTCGCGCGCGCTTTTCAGCACCTGGCCGTCCGCCTTCTGATAAGGTTTCATTTTCTTGCGTTCATCCTTTCTGTTCTTGTTTAGCGCTCCAGGAACTCCTTCTCCGTCATGGCCATCTCGGGATGTTCGGTGTTCCATTCCTTCAGCGCGGCGCGCTGCGCGCTCGTCAGCGTGCCGCCGCCGCCGACGTCTCCGCTGCCGGTGGCCCGTTCCTGCTTCCCGCTCACGCGGGCCGCCGCGGCCGCCGACGCGTTTCCGACGATGGCGATAAAGTCGTCATAGAGATCGGCGAGCTTCTCCTTGCCGTAGCGGGATCCGACGAACTTCCTAAACGCCGGATTCACGTCCAGCGCCGCGATGTCCACGTCCGGATGCCGCTGCTGCATCTCCTCGATGTCCGCGGCGATGAACTCGTCCGTCTCACGCTTCGCGCGGACCGCGTCCTCGGCTTTCTTCGCCGCTGCCCGCTGGCTGCGCACGAAGGCCCGATCCGCGTCGTCCTCCAGGACCTCCTCCACGCTCCGCCCGTCCGCTCTGGCGCGGCGTTCCGCGTCCGCGCGGCGCAGGGCGCCGGAGTAGTCCTCCAGGTCCTTTTTGCTCGTAAAATAGCTGCCGGGCTTCGTCGGATTCGGGATCTGCATCGCTGCGATGTCCTCGTCCGTCTGACGGCGGATCCTCGCCTCGGTGTCCCGTTCCGCCCGCCGGCGCGCGGCCGCCATGGCCGCATTGAACGCGCGCTGCTGATCGGCGCTTTCAGCCTCGGGCGCATCCGCGCCCTGCCCTTCGTCCTGGGCTCCAACGTCCGTTCCGGTGTCCTGCAGGTCTACGTCTGCCTGCTCCCCGCCGCTCACTGTCGGGTTAAATTCGTCCATGCTGTGCTGTCCTTTCTGGCATTTTTCCGCTCTTGCCGTGCGATTCGGCGGCGCGTCGGCCTGCCCGATGCTCCGATTGCGCCAAGAGGGCTTTCCGCCCTCTTAAGCTCAGCGG